CAGACCGTCATCGGAAATATATCCGATACAGGTGAATTCGCTCGCCAGAGCGGTAGACGCATCGGTCGGGAGGGTGGTTCCGAGCGGAGCGCGGTAAATCGCGCCGCCAACCTTCGGTTTTCCAGCGCTGGTAAGCGCACTGTTATTAACAGCCATTTTTGCTCTCCTTAGTAGTGTGTAATGTTGAACACCGCCTGATAGCGGTATTCGTTGCGGTCCGGGTCGGTGAAGTTGTAGTCGGAATCCAGCTCAACTCGCGCGACTCTCGGAGCGGCCACAAATTGTCCCATAAACAGCTTAATTTCCTCGTTCATGTGAATGGCTTCGAGGAGGCTGTTCTTAGAGATCGATTGAATGGCGATTGTGGATGTGATTACATGGTTCTCCGTGCTGGAGCCGGTCTTCTCGACCAGGTAATAGTGATCCGCCATCATGTTGTCGGACACCTCTGCATAAAGCGTCGGAAACCCAGGCGTATCGTTGAAATACTGGATCAGATACTCCTCAATACTCATGATCCGCCACCTCCCAGCGCTTTCAGCAGAGTGTTGTGCTTCAAATTGTCCCGTGCCGCCTCAGGCGTTCCGGCAGACAGCCTCGCGGCCGCCCTTTTCCTACCGACGAATACCTTCGCAAAATAGCCGCCCTTCGGGAGCCTTGCATTGGCATACTCCCGGAGGACCTTCTGCATCTCGGCAGACTTCAGAAGCTCGCTGACGCCCTGGTAATTGAGTTCGAACTGTACCTGCTTGGCCATCTTACTCAATCACCTCCGAAGCAACCCGGCCGCCCCATGCTAGCGGTATCATGTCCTGGATACCTGTCTCAACAAATCCAAATGTCCGCACCGTGACATTAAACGGAGCCGGCAGCTGAATGCGCCGGTCCTGCCAGACGTGCCGGTCTCCCTTCGGGATCCCGATCCAGTACACGATCTTTTTCCCGTAGATGGTCAGCGTGTCGCTTATGTCGCTGGAATCAGGACGGCCAACGATCACGTTATGAACCGAAGCCCATCCGACGGAATAGATCGGATTGTTGAGCGCATCCGTGCCGGTCTGCGTTTTGGTCTCCAAGCGGACTGTGATACCGTGCGGCCTATTCATTCGGACCCCTCCAATCATACGGATGGATCCAGCCGAATCTCTGCTTGCGAAGGCCGAGGCGCTTCAGATCGTTTTTCAGAATGGCGGCTGCAATGCCTCCGCCGGCGATCGTTGTCGTACCGCTCCAGGAATAACCCAGCGCGGACTGACTTTCCTGCGTCATCGGCTCGCCCTCAAAGTTCTGCCGCATGGCCCGGACAACAATGTCAACAGTGACAAGTTTGACAACGTCCCCATAGGATCCGCTCGCGTCAGCCGCGATCATCTCGTCCAGGTCCTTTCCGACTTCGTGCGCCTCAAACCGAAGCTCGGACGAAATCAGGCCGAGGATCTTACAGATCCGGGTCTGGTCTTCTGCCGTGTAATTCTTGCCAGACAACGTAATGACGTCAGTGACGCTTGCGAACGGTTCCATGTTTATTCACCCTTCTTCTTGGTTGTTTTCTTGGCGGTGGTCTTCGGCTTTTCTTCCTGGACAGAGGGAGCCTCAACCGGCTCCCATTTCCCGCCCATTTCGCTGCCGACTTCTATCACCGCACCAGTTTTAATGTTGCGGTATTTCATGAAATTATCTCCTTACGCGCTGGCCTTAATTCTTGCAAACGCCGTCTGGTCCAGGATGCCCCAGCCGATATAGATCTCAGCGCGGAGGTATACCTGGTTGTGGCCCTTCAGGTCGGAACCGCTGTTGTCGGGATCGCCATAAGGAATGATCTCGAACGGAATTTCTTTCGCATAACCCCAGCGGAAGAAATCGCGGAAGTTTCCGACATAAGCATGAACCGCAGGAGAGGTTCCGCCGGTTACGGTCGGATTTACGGCCACAGCCATGCCGCGCAGCTCTGCCGGCTTCCCGCCGAACGAGAACTCGGGATAGAGCTTGACGTTGTTGGCGCTCATTGCGCCCATCGCCGCGCCCATAACGCTGGACATTGCGATGCCGGTGGTCTCGTACTTGGTGTCGACGGCCAAGATAGCAGCTTCGAGATTCGCATCCGGAGCAGATCCGTTATAGGTGACCACGTTCGTGGTAACGAGAGAATCAAAGTTATTCGTTCCGATAACCGTAGAAGCGGATCCGGTACGGGGATTCACGCCGTGGAAAGCTGCCAGGTCAAGACCGCGAGCGACTTTGCGAGAGAATCCCTCATTGAACCG